TCTAGGTACCTCAGCACCCGGGATTGACAAGTGGGGTTGGTGTAAGACTAAGCACAACAAAGATTTCTTAGATGTAGCTACTGGTCGTGCACCATTTCATGTAGCTGCTACAGCATGGGCACACCCTGTAAGCATAGAAGGTATTGGACAAGATAAAGATATAACAGTACAAGAAACTACAGCTATGTGGCAACAGGCTGGCTTTAAACCCGGCGGGGAGAAACGTAATACTCAACGCTTTGATACTGTATTCGCACTCAATCTCAAGATGGCTCCGGTTAGTTACCAGATAGCCACGATGAAAGATAAGGTACGTCCGTACCTTGGTAATAATAAATCAAGTCTTTGGACTAAGTTTGACATAGAGAATGGCTTATGGAATACATATGTCACTGCTTGTGAAACAGAGAAAGAAAATGGAGGGCGAGTTATCCTACCCGCATAGTCAATGATAACCATAGACTCACGAGAACAGGGATCTATACAGCTTGTTCAAGAAGCTTTCAGGGCTTCTAAGATTCCTGTCTCAGTTGAGAAACTAGACTATGGTGACTACCGCATGGATATAATTCAGGATGATGGTACACCTCGTACCGTTCTAATAGAAAGAAAAACTCCTACAGACTTCATCTCTTCAACAACCCCTACTATGAGAGACCCCGGATCTAAGATAGCCCGTCAACTGAATGGCTGTCTTGACACGGATGCTGACGTAGTAGTACTGTTGGTGGATGGTTACTATCAGTGGATGAAGGGTGGTAAGATTAAGACTAAGAAGATTAATCTACAACACTCACCGGATGCGTTTGTATCTAAGCTCAGAACGATACAGTCTCATTCAATTAGAGTAGAGTACAATCCTAGTGATTGGTATCTGCCCTTCCATCTACTAAGTTTGTATAAGTATGAAAGTAGAAGTGAGCATAATACTTTGGCCTTGTCTCCAAAGCCGTTTGCTGTTCCCCCTAGATCACAATCTAAGTGGACAGTTCTTATGGGTATGAGAGGTGTAGGTCCTAAGATGGCTCAACAACTTCTCACTGAGTTTGGTAGTATAAAGAAGCTAGCGAACTCTAATAAAGGAACACTCATGGCAGTTAAAGGCGTGGGAGAAAAGACAGCAGAAGAAATATTATGGTATCTCAATTAATAGTAGAAGATGAAACAGGACAAAGATGGGTAATTGATTCAACAGATTCTATGTATGAGTCCCTATCTAAACTACCAGACAGTCTTATCAAAGTACCAAGGTCATTACTTATTGATGGGTTTGAAAGCCCTACAATGAATACAGCCTTGCTTGATCAGAACGATGTACTTAATGATGATAAGATAGGAGAGGTAATTAAGACGCATGTCTATAATTACTTATTAAAAAATGGTAAAGAATCTAACAAGAGAAGACTTCCTTCCCAGTTCCTCCTTCATGTGGAAGGACGGGTCGAAGGAATCTTACAACCATCCAGCCCTACTTAGCATACAAGTAGCAGATGATATCGAACCTCATGACGGGGTAATCTCAATTGTTTTTGTAGAATCAGGCAGCGTAGATTTCTCTATTGAAGCTATAGAAGTAGAACCTTTTATGTTATTTCTACTTAAAACTCTTGCAGAATCCCCCCAACTTATGATGTTTGTATCAGCTACGTATGCTAGGATACATGATTATATATCTAAAAATGATTACAAGTATATGATCACACTTAGTCCTAATCAAGATTTAGGTAACTGTTACCCTATGGAATCAGCAAATGATTTACAAGAGCTTGAAGCTTTGTTTGAACAAAAGGTTGCGGTACTTAAAAGAGGTGGACTTAAAGAATTATATTTAGAAGATGAACCAGTATTTAATATCAAAGGAGATATACAATTTTTAATATCGACAACCAAGTTTTATGGAGATCCGCCAGAGGATCCAAGTCAACCGAATCTACAGGACTTGATAAACTAGACATTAGTAAAGAAGATTGGAAAAAGTTTCAAGCACTTACAGATTATATTGCAGATGAGATGGGGCTAGAACCTCAATGGTCTATCAGTGTAGTGTTACCTACTAAACAAGAGAGAGACAAAAGAATAGAGGCTACTACATCATGGATACCCCACTACCGTGATGCTACTATTATTATTAAACCAAGCCTAGTTACAGATAGAGAACGGTACACTAGAACATTAATACACGAGCTATTCCATGTACGCATGGCAGATATACATGATTGGATCATCGAACAAACCCCATCATCACGACGTAATGAAGCTATAAACGTGATAGAGAGATGCGTAAGTGAGGTAACTAACCTCTACTTAGAAAGCTTTATACGTATACATGAAAAAGAATTGAGGAAGTTCTTCTAATTAATACTGCCGAAACATTTACGAAACATAATGGAAACAATTATATGATACAATAAGTATATCAGTCTTTTCCCACTGAATCCCAAGCAAATTTTATACATCCAAGGAGGATGCAATGGATACCTTTGTCCTAAATCAAACATTTTTAGACACCTATAAAGAATTACAACCTGATTTTGGGTGGAGTGGACTAGGTGAAGTAGTGTTCTTTAGGACGTATTCACGTTCTGATAACCCTAAAACAAATGGCATGGAGAAATGGCACGACGTATGTGAACGTGTCATCAATGGTATGTACCAAGTACAACAAGACCATATGCCCTCTCAGTTATGGAACTCTGATAAAGCGCAGCGTTCAGCACAAGAAGCGTTTGACTTAATGTTTAGGATGAAGTGGTCACCTCCCGGGCGTGGCTTATGGATGATGGGTACTGACTTTGTAATGAACAGAGGAGTATCTGAGTGTCTACAGAACTGTGCATTCATCTCTTCTAAGTACCTTAACAAAGAAAAAGGTTCCTTCTTCTCTTGGATAATGCATATGAGTATGCTAGGAGTAGGGGTTGGTTTTGATACAGATGGTAAAAATAGTGTATATGTATCTCAACCTGTAAAACCTGCTGCTATTGAGGAGATTCCTGACACAAGAGAAGGATGGGTTAGGTCAGTTGAACTACTAATTAATTCGTATATATCCTCATCACGTATGCCCACAATTGAATTTGATTATAGTAAGATACGCGATAAGGGGGAACCGATCAAAGGATTTGGTGGGGTTGCTAGTGGACCTGATCCTCTTAGGCAGCTACATCATTCTATCCGAGCAGTACTTGATAACTGTGTTGATAAAAAGTTAGGCACTAGAGAGATTGTTGATATAGCAAACATGATTGGACGCTGTGTTATAGCAGGTAATGTCCGACGCTCTGCTGAGATAGCCTTTGGTCAAGAAGATGATGAAACCTTTATCGACCTCAAGGATTACAACAAGTACCCTGAACGTATTGACTACGGTTGGGCATCTAATAACAGTGTGTTCCTCACACCTGAGTCAGACGTTAGCAGATTAGCTGAGCGTACATGGCACAATGGTGAGCCGGGATTTGCTTGGTTAGATAATGTACACAACTATGGGCGAATGAATGGTATAATAGATACAACAGATGAACATGCGCTAGGCTTTAACCCATGTGGTGAGCAGCCTTTAGGACACAAAGAGATGTGTACGCTAGTTGAAATCTACTTACCTCACATAAAGAGTAAGGAAGAGTTCAGAAGAGTTATTAAGTTTGCATACCTATATGGTAAGACTGTTACCCTCGCCTCAAACAATATAGAAGATGAAACCTCTAGAGAAATCATGGGGAATAATCGACGTATTGGACTATCACTTACAGGTATCACCCAATTTGTGGGGGAACATGGTAGAGAAGTACTTAAAGACTGGATGGACCATGGCTATCACTGGAGTGGTGACTACGACAGAATATACTCACAGTGGTTCAATGTACCCACCAGCATTCGTAGGACCTCAGTAAAGCCTAGTGGTACCGTGTCTCTAGTAGCCGGTGTAACCCCTGGTATACACTTCAATGTTGAAGGGCGCTTTCATATTAGACGTGTCACATTAGCTGACAATAGCCCTCTTGTAGATAGGTTACAAGCGGCAGGGTATCATGTAGAACCTGCTGTCGTTGACCCTACTAACTCTGTAATAGTTGAGTTCCCTGTAGATGCAGGTGTAGGTGTACGCTCTGAGTCAGATGTAGAACCTATGGAACACCTAGAGTTGATAGCTGACGTGGCTAGATTCTGGGCAGACAATGCTGTGAGTGCTACCGTTAAGTTTGATAAAGAAGAATATGGACCAGAACAACTGGCCGATATGATTAACTGGAGCAAGGATAAGGTAAAGGATATAGCGTTCCTACCTCTTAGTCCAGCTGGTACATACCAGCAAGCTCCCTACGAAGGTATTACCGAAGAGGTATTCAACGCTAAAAAACAAAACCTACAACCACTGGCATTATCTGTTATTGGTGATGGCGATAAACAAGCTGACCTGTACTGTGATGGTGACGCTTGTGTAATATAAGGAGGGGATCCCCTATCTAATGTTTGATTTAAGTATAGAAGAATACCAAAAACTCTTGGCAGGTAAACCAAGGAACATGCACTTCGGAGCATGGATAGCACGAATGAATAGAAAGGCGTTGTATGAACGTAAAGGATCCATCTACCCAATTATCTGATATAGAGAATAGAATTAAAGCTTGTCGCCAATGTGGTCTACATAACAATAGAACATTTGGTGTAGCAGGGGAAGGTCCAGTAAACGCTGACATTGTTGTGATAGGAGAAGCACCGGGAGATCAAGAGAATCGCACAGGTAAACCCTTCATTGGTTATTCTGGGCAACTCCTAACACAGCTACTACAAAACGCAGGGTACTCACGAGCTGACACGTACATAACTAATATGGTTAAGTGTTGGGTAGGTGAAGGAAACCCTGACCCTAAACAAACAGAGATCGACACATGTGCACCATGGTTAGATCAACAATTACAACTTATAAAACCAAAGGGTGTTATTACTTTTGGTAAGTTCTCTACCAATAAGTTTATAGAGTTTCCAAACAAAGGTGGAATAGGACAGATACAGGGGCACATACGTCGGGCTTGGTGGGACTCCACACATCCAACGTATATAATGCCCCTATATCATCCTGCTTATTTAGCTCGTTCCCGTGACGAAATACCAAACACTACTTCGTACTTAGTAAAGTTCCGAGAACTCATAGACGATTTAATATGGTAAGGCTCGGTTAGTCTGGTACATCGGACGCAGACTCTTTCCATAGTTTATCATCATAAAATTCTAGCTCTTGCTTTAGACGTTTAATCTCCTCGTTTGCAACATCGAGGTGATGTTCTGCTAAACGACGCTGCAAGCATACTTCTCCATATGCAAGAATCATTTCATCAGATGAAATGTTTATCTCACTCATGTTACGAGATTATACTTCCTGACTTGTCACCAGAATGTTGTGCTACGTAAGTCTTTACGACTGACAGTACGGCTGCAACACCAGCTGCTGCCCCTGCTTTCATAGGTTCAACATCCATACCTACTAATGGTCCCGCTGCGACAATACCCAAAAATGCTTGGATAAATGTCATCGCACAGCGTTCCCCCAAATCCTTTATGTTCGCTTCCTTAAACATTTGTACCTCCTACAGTACTATCTGCATATCTACAGACGAATTCTCCGTCTTGATATCAATCTTTATTCCGCCTAGTGCGGCGGGGGTCATCATACCTTTCTCCACATATGTGTCAGAGTCTTGCATATAACCCTTCAGCCAGCTGCCAGTACACGCAAGTATCACATCTTTATGTGATAGCTTTTGATTATTGGCATATAACTTTTGTACTTTGGTTGCTACTTTTTTATGGTGATGCCCGATTAAATATATATCTGCATCAAAAGAATGTAGCATCTTTTCTAATTGTGTGAGTGGTCCACCTATCGAACCGCCGCCACCCTTACCGTGGTGTAGCCATATAGAACACTTTTGTTTTTCGGGTAGTTTCATGGTAACGATACCTGAAGTTCCTAGGAATTCACATCCTAGATATTCTGCAAGTTCCCTATCTGTTGTCGTACCATTTGCATACTCCCAATAGTGGTGTCCTTCTACAAGCCCTAACCATTTACCTCTTGTCGGTTTCAGTATATCTTTTACAACTTCTAAGAATTCTCTTGACTTTGTATCCAATGCTTCTTGAATAGTGTCATATAGATTTCCTCTCTTT